GTTATGTACGCATGCTTCCACAAGAATCTCAAAGATGAGATGAAAGTGGCGCAGTTGGCGGCATTTGTCGCAGAGAAGAGTGCGTACCACCACGGTGAAGTCTCTCTCGCGGACACGATTGTCAAGTTGGCGAATGACTACATGGGTTCAAACAATATCAATCTTCTTGAGCCGTGTGGTCAGTTTGGTACGCGTCTCATGGGTGGTAAGGATGCGTCTCAAACGAGGTATATCTTTACAAAGCTCACAAAAGATGCCCGAAAGATCTTTGATCCGAGAGATGACCCAATTCTCAACTATTTGGATGATGATGGTCGCCCCATTGAGCCAGACTTCTACATGCCAACACTCCCCATGGTTCTCGTGAACGGTACAGAAGGTATCGGTACGGGTTTCAGTTGTTATGTGCCTCCATTCAATCCAAAGGATATCAAGGACAATATCCAAAGAATTCTCGATGGGAAGCCGATTGAGTCCATGCGACCATGGTTCCGAGGTTTCAAGGGTGTCGTACACAAGGAAGAAGACACGTGGATGATGGAAGGTGTGTGGAAGTGGTCGGGGACGAATATTGTCATCACCGAACTTCCACCAGGTCGCTGGACACAAGATTACAAAGAATACTTGGACGGTCTCGTCGAAAAGAAGTTAATCGGTGGGTTTGTAAATAATTCAACGACTGAAGATGTTCATTTTGAAATCATGGATTATTCGGGGAAAGATCTCGTCAAAGATCTCAAATTACGAAAAACTTTTCATGTATCGAACATGCATCTTTTCCACCCAGTAAAGGGTATTTACAAATACTCGAGTCCAGAAGAAATCCTGAAAGACTTTGTGGAACTTCGTACCGAACATTATAAAAGGAGAAAGGAACACCTCATCAAGGTTCTCGAAACGAGAGCTACCATGTGTGGATACAAATCAAAGTTTGTCACAATGGTGATCGAGGGTGACATCGTGGTTTTCAAGCGTAAAAAACAAGACCTTGAACGACAACTTGCAGGTATTTTCCCACAAATTGCCGGAAGTCACGACTACCTACTTAATATCAAGACTGTCCAGTATACAGAGGAAAGTGTAAAGGCTCTCATCCAAGAAGCGAAGCAAACTCGTGAGGAACTTGAGATAATGAAAAAGACATCCCACATCGATATGTGGAAAATGGATATTAAAAATATGTAGACAATAGATAAGATGCCCACCTCAAGTGGTGCCGGAGTGTCGTTAAATGCGATTGGTAAGCAGGACACGTACCTCTTAACAGACAATATAGAAAAATCAATCTTTAATTACGATATTAAAAGGCATTCCAACTTTACCAAATTTCATAGAACAACCGTAGTCAATAGATCACCGACGTCGCCCACGTGGCCATTCAATGAAACCATTAAAGTCACGTTCAATCCACAAAATATGGGCGACCTTTTGAGTAACATGTATGTGTATCTCAAGTTACCCGCTCTATCAAATGGCGAAAACTATTCAGATCAGATCGGTAGACATCTCATAAAATCTGTAACAATGCGCGTAGACGAGACAGAAGTTGAAAAGATCTACGACGATTGGATGGTCATCTATGATGAACTCTACCTCGAGTCTTCTGAAAAGGTTGCCAACCGTTTCGTCGTAAACAGAATGTTAGCCTTTGATTCATCGAGTAAAAACGCGGCGTACGCGGAACTTGAATCTGAAGTTGTCATTCCTCTACCATTCTTCTTTTCGCGTAAATATTCCACCGACGAGTATGTCACAAACGATCCAAACAGACCATACTTTCCATTGTGTGCGATTCATAAACAGAAAATTGAGTTTGAATTTGAATTTCATCCACAAGGATTTTTCACGACTGCGGGGAGTATACTGACACTCGATGACTTCAAGATCGTGACCGAAGAATTTACGATAGACCCATCAGAACGTATTTACTTGAAAAATCGACCATACACGATGATCACCGACGTTGTTCGTCGTCACCCAACCATCGAAACGACACCCGGTGTTGACATAATCAGAACAAACTTAGTTCCAAACAACCGCGTCAAGTCTATGCATTGGTTTCTTCGTAATAACATATTTGAAAATGTAAGCATACAAAAAGTACCAAACCCTGTCGATACGTATGAAATTTTTGTAAGAGAAGCAAACGGTGATTTTACTCTGAAGAATCTCTCATTCTTTCGTGTGTTAACACAGGGTGGTGTATCTGCTTTCTCTCGAGTAAACTTTAGCACGATAGCATTGAATAGAGATGGCGCAACAGAGTTCGCGGGTAGTCAAGTATTTAGTACAGAATACAACATTGTACCGTGGACATCACTCACTGCGAGCACAAATGAACCAATCATAACCGTGACCGTTCCAGCGAATACATTCATTGAAAAGTTTACATTTGATTACTACACACAAGAGTCAAGTCGTGTCGATGGATCACGAAGATTGACGAATATTCCGGCTTTCGATATTAATAAAAACGGGACGCTATTGACATACTCCGAAAAGATATCAGACTTTGTGAGTCTTCAACAAGAAACATTTACACAATCGTATAACATCGAGTTGGATAGCACCGTGTTTCGAGTTCCCGATGCGATTGAAAATGATTATCACTACATCCAAAATCGTTTCAATTATTCAAAAACACCAGACTTTGATCAGACATTTACATTCTTTAATCCAGTGATGACGAGCGCTAAATTTTATATACAAGGTGTTGATTTACCAAATATTTCAAGTACCAATGCATCATACTACAAATATTTAGTTCCGTATCATAAACGTCTTTCGAGACCTATTAGAAATATCTACACGTATTCCTTTTCAATTAATCCTATAAATGTCAACCCATCGGGAAGTTTAGATTTTAGTGAAATCCAATCCGAAAAAACTAACATCGAGATAAAGCTAGATGAGCAACTCACGGGTACTTACACTTTGTATATTTATTACACTGGCTATCAAACATTTGAATTTAACCGAGGTTTCATGTCTCTCGTTTACTAAAAAGGGAATTTTTATTCTCTGAAATGTAATCAATGATTCTATTCTTGATACACCACTTAATGAAATTTAATTGGGCCAATGTGGTTTGAATCTCACGCCCCGTACCCGGAATCGTATACGAAATCTTAGATGATCGACAAAACGGGTCAAATAATTTTTTACTGTACCCATCCAAGCTTGACTTATACGCGCAATGCACGGTAAATAACTTACCATTGTTTGTGGTGTACGTCAAGTTAGTCTTTTTAGCGTAGTTGGTGATAAACCACTCGATGTTTCGAAGTGAAATACCACTCGACTTGTCGAGGATGCTCACCAATGTAGTTTTATTCTTTTCATCGGAATAGAAGTCATTTACGGAAGATAGCAGAATGTCTGTTTTACTCATATTACATCATTGTACTAAAATCTATAAGCCCTTTTTTCTGTGAAATATTTGAGGATGGATCATTTATCATCTCGACAACACTACTTCTCGGGATCTGTGATTTATGGAAGTTACAATAGCCATCGTGTTTACCCTTCATGTTACACCGAGTACCATTTGGTCTAATACCTTTACACATGACATCTTTATCATCTGGTGCATCTCGTATCAATATATTATAGGGAATACCATAATTAACGGATACCTGTTTCAAGTATAGGCTATACTCTATATGATAATTTCTAAGCTTTTCTCTGTAATCGTCTTGATACTTTCGAATTTCTTCGTTGAACTCGTCCTTGTTTTTCTTTAGAGTCTTTCTGTAATCATCCTTTGAATGACGCATCTCAGATTGACACTCGGTCTTTTGCTTACTGAGTTCTTCTTTGCTATCCGAGTAAATTTTTCTCAGTTGCTCTCTGAACTCTGTTTTTTGTTTCGAAAGCTCTTCCTTGTATTCATCCTTAACCTTCTTTAAAAGCTCTTTGAATTCTTCTTTGATTCGCTTTGTCTCTTCGGTGACTCGTTTTTTGACTTCATCTTCGAATACAGAGATGAGACGTTCCATCTTATTCTACTCTTGTTCGTAATTTTTAAATATGTCTTCGACAGAAACCTTTTTTGATCGTTCAGCTTTAATTCTGTCTCGAAGATCTGCAGCTTTACCAGAATCATCGAGTCCAAGACGCACACACTCTGCCATGAGAGCATCTTTCTTCATACCACTCAATGCGGGTTCTTTCTTTTTAGGTTTCGGTTTATGACTTGCGATGATTTCACCAAATATTTCATTTTTAG